AGAGCAGCAGCGCTTCTAACAGGTGCAACTCTTAGCAACATTACCATTACAGGTAACGGTGCAGGTCTAACAATTACAGCTGAAAACGGTGTTGCTGACTCAACTACTACAAACTTGGCTGAAGGTACAAACCTGTACTTCACAAACCAAAGAGCAGTAGATGCACTTCAGGCAGTTGTCCCAGACTTTACTGCAATTGAAGTTAACAATATTGCAAAACAAGTTGCAGCTACAGTTTCTGCTCCTACAGCAGCTTCTCCAGTTGTAGCCTATGCATTTGCAAAAGCAACCTATCGCTCAGCTAAATTTTTGGTAAAAGTAGCATATAGCACTCACACTGAAATTTCTGAGATATTGCTTACCCTAGATTCATCTGATAACATTGCAATTACTGAATTTGCCGTGGTATCTACAAATGCATCTTACTCTGGTATTTCAGCTGGTATTAGCGGTTCAAATGTTCAGTTATTGGTAACACCAGTTAACGATGACTCAACAGTTACAGTAGTTGGAACACTACTGGCCTAAGTATATTAAAGGTTTGGGGGATCCTTTCAAAATCCCCCACTAAAAATCATCTCTATATGCTATTAGCCTAATAAATTTTATTATCTGGTATAATTAAGCGAGGTGAATATATTTGGCAACTTCAAACAAAAATTTTAAAGTCAAGAATGGTCTTGACGTAGGTGGTGCTGCCACGGCTACCTCATTTGTAAAAGATGGTGGAGCTGCTAATCAATTCTTAAAAGCAGATGGATCTATTTCTAATGGTGGTTCTGCACAGGTTTCTGCTACCCCACCAAGCTATCCAGCATCAGGAGACCTTTGGTATAATTCAGAAACTGGTCAAACTTTTGTTTACTATGATTCTTATTGGGTAGAAAATGTTTCAGGAATTGCTGGGCCATCTGGAGTTATATCTGTAACTGGTCCTATAACTAATTCAGGATCATCCACTTCTGCTAATATTGGTTTTGATGAAACTGGTTTTGCAAAACTAGCAGGAGCAACTTTTACGGGAGTCGTTACAACGTCTAATGGAATTACAAATGCTCAGCAAAAAAATGCTTTAATTGCTTCTGGCTATAACAGTGCTTCTGGTGCTTTTGCTCAAACAAGCAGAGTTGTCATGACTGCTACCGCCTCTGGCTCAACAGCTCCAACAACAAGACCAGATGGTACTAGCTTAGTTGCTGGCGATGTGTGGATTTCTTTCTAGGGGGCGTAAGTAATGGTCGCTTATACCGCTACATCGGTTGGTTCTGCTGACAGCATCGCTCGTGCTTTTTTACAGGTAGAGTTAGATAAAATAACAGATGACCCAGCAAATAATCAAAGTTACATTAGGCTTAGAGCTAGGTTTGGAGATAACAATGCATCTTATGGTGGTACTGGAACTGCTAGCTGGGTTGTACAGCTTAATGGTGTAGAACAAGGTTTTAGTTCTTTTTCTTATAACCTTACTGGCAATTCTGGGGCTGTTTATAACTTTTATGATAGCTATCATTGGGTTACCCACTCAGCTGATGGAACTAAAACCATCACTGGTTTTGCAGAAGTTGCCCCATTTAACAGCTTTATTCAAACCTTTAACGTTTCAGGTACTCTTGCTCTTACAGACTATAATAGGTTTCCAACTTGGAATGACCAGACTGTATCTAGCTCAGCTAGCGTAGGGACTGCTTACTCAGATGGAGTTAACGCAACAAACGCTGCCAGCTATAGCGTGTTTAGTGGTGCTTTACCAGGTGGGCTTACTTTAAATACATCTACGGGTGCTGTTACTGGAACTCCAACAGAACCAGGGGTTTTTAATTTTGTTCTTAGAGCTACTGGTTCTTTTGAGGGAACTATAGATACGGATACACAAACAATTACGGTACTGGGTGGCGGAAAAGTTTGGAACGGAACCGCTTTTCTTTCAGGCACTACAAGAGTTTGGAACGGAACTGCTTTTGTTTCTTCAACAACCAAAGTTTGGAATGGATCTTCCTGGAGTATTGTATGAGTGAATTAACTGTTGGCAGTATTAGTGGTCTAGCAGTAAAAACGAAATACCCTAAGCCGCTATAACATAAATAGCTAATTATGGTATAATTGCTAATATGGCTGCTATTAATTTTCCAGATTCCCCCACCGTAAATGACGAATTTGTTGTTGGCGGTAGGACTTGGAAATGGACTGGTGTCTTTTGGGAGTTTTCTGGTTTTGGGTCAACACTTTTAATAGTTGAAAAAACTGCTTCTCATACCCTGGTTTTGTCAGACAAAGATAAACTTGTTGAAATGAATTCTTCAAGTGCAAACACTTTAACGGTTCCTCTTAATTCTTCAGAGGCATTTCCAATAGGAAGCCAAATAAACATTTTGCAGACTGGAACTGGGCAAACAACAATAGCTCCAGTAAGCGGCAGCGTTACCATAAATGCAACACCAGGACTTAAACTAAGAGCACAATGGTCTTCTGCTACCCTGATTAAAAGAGCTGAAAATGTTTGGGTGCTAGCAGGAGACCTTGTACTATGAGAAAAGTATTTTTAGGTATAGCAGCATCTGTAAGAAAAACCTTTATAGATATATTTTCAGCTAGAGCTAATACTATTGGATCTTTAGGTACTGCTAGTGATGGTAGTCAGTGGCAAGCTATTTCAAAAATAATTACGGTTCTGAGTGGTAAAGCTGTAGCTAATTACGTACCCCAGCCAGCAGACGCTGGTAGCGAATATCCAATCGCAGTAATCAACATGCCAACACAAAATAACATCATTACTCTAGAAGATACTGATATTGGTTCTGGTGTAGCTTTATGGGTACAAACAAGTGCTGACTGGTGGATGGTATCTGTTGATTCGTCTTATAATACCATTCCAGCAGCCACTAACTATACTTCTGCACCAGCAACATTTAGTGGCATGGCATCTTACACAATGGACACTACCTATACCTCTTCAGAGGCAGGTTTTACTGCTGTTGATGCATATTCTGCGGGAGTTGCTACATACTCTGTTTTACCAGCAGAATATTCTTCTGGAATAGCAAGTTATACTGCTGGTTTAGATACCTATACCTCATCTGTAGATACTTATTCTTCTACCCCAACATTTTCATCAAGCACTCCATTTACTAGCTTGCAGCCATTTAGTTCTGTTGCCCCATTTTCAAGTGCACAAGCTTATTTTAGTCAAAATAATGCTTACACTTCATTTGCTAATTTTACTTTAGCAAATTCATATAACAGGTGGTCTCCCTATACAAGATCAGCCACTAGCTATACTCAAAACTTTTCTAGAAATGCAAACTTTACAAGAAGATATACAAGAAAAAATACTGCTCCTATAGCATATACTGGAAGTACTTGGACTTCGGCGGCAAGCTATTTTTCTGCATATTTTTCCTCACTAGGAAATACCTGGTCTAGACAAGATTTTTGGAACTTAGCTCAAACCTGGACATCAGTTGTTAACGGTGTTACAGCATCCCAATCATGGACTTCATCAGCACCAACTTATTCCGAAGGAATAACAACCTATACTTCAGCAACACCAACTTATACTGCTGGACTAGACAACTACACATCTGACACGTTTTATACTCTTGCACCAGGAGGAACTTTTTCCTCAGCAACTGCGTTTACGTCTACAACTCCATTTAGTTCTGCCACTCCATATTCAAGTGCTTCAACTTTTTCTTCTGCTACAAATTATTTTGCAGATCTTGTTTTTTCTACTGCAATATCCTACACTGCTGGAACTAGCTATTCGTCAGCTAGCTCTTACACTTCTAACCTTGTACCAGAAAGTTTTGCTTATGCGGCCATATTGAGAATATCTCAGTCAGTAAGCGACACTGTGTCAGAAATCTCTTCCGCAATAGTCTCTACTGCACAAACAATTAAATCTATTATTGTTCAAACCTCTGGAAATCAAATTACAGCCAAAGCCTTTTCAGACATAACCCCTATTACCCAAATTGGAGCTGACTTGATTTACAACGCTACAGGTGTTATAATAAATACAAGATACGGGATATCAATATCAAAAGCAGAGTATACAAATAGCGAGATTGGAAGCTCTGTAAAGATAGAAAGAGGGTAGATTGAAAATTATAAGATTTTTTTCAAATAAAAAATATATGGGGCTGGGTCAGCCTCAACCAGCAAAAAAGTTTTTGCCAAAATGGTATAAAGATTCAGAGACAGTAACCATAGACGAAAATGGAGAAGAACACTCTGGACTTAAAAGATGCATTCCGTTTTTAGATTCAATGATTAGTGGCTACATGTTAGTAACACCAGTAGACATTTTTATTTCAAAAAACGAAGATGGTTCCCTAAACATTAGGTGGAATTCTGTACAAGACTTGGAAGATTTTATAGCCGAAAGAGGAAAAGATCTAGGGGAAAAAATTCCTAGGCCAGCTGGTCACTATCCAAATCATTTAGCATTTAGAGGATTCTGGGGAATGAAAACTCCTAGAGGATGGAGTATGCTAGTGGTTCAGCCACTAAACAGGTTTGATTTGCCATGGACTATTACCTCTGGTATAATGGATACAGATAAGTATTCAACTAGCGGAAACGTTCCATTTTTTGTTAGAGAAGATTTTGAGGGTATGGTCCCAGCAGGAACACCTTTTGCACAACTTTTACCAATCAAAAGAAAATCTTGGAAATCTATTCAGAATGACCAAGGCATTGCTTATCTAGACACTTTACAAGGGGCCACTGTAAGAACTCCAGGAAAAAGCTACAAAAAATTATTTTGGATTAGAAAAGACTATAATTAAGATGAGACAAAGAACTAAAAAACAAATTTATGAAAATCTTTTAAACGAGCATAGACCAACCATAAAAAGTTTTTTGCTAGAAATTTTAAGAGTAAAGCTATTTAACTTACAAAAAGGTAAGCAGCCAGTTATTCCAGAAGGAGCAACTTGGACCTTAGAAGAGGACAGACTAAGAGATTTACCATTGCAGTATATAGCCCTGATTAATAAAGAAGGCATTGTCCTTGAGCTAATTAGGATCAATAAAGAAACTGCAGATCAAATTTTAAGCAAAAATATAAAACTAGTTCCTTATAACCCACAAACCCAGCTTGTAAAAAAGGGTATGTGGTACAATAAAAGAAAATTTTATCCAAAGGTGCAAAATGAAAAAGAAGATTAGTTTTAGATCAGTTCATCCAGACTTAGACATTCCACATCCAGTACCAGCTTATAAGGCTATTCCAGAGTGGTACAGAACATCTAAGCCATTTGTAGAGGGAATTGAAACTTTAAAAAAATGTGTTCCACTTCTTGACTCTATGACCGCAGGATACACGCTTACTCTTGCCGCAGATGTATTTTTTAATAGGGGTGTTGTACAAGACATATCTGTAAGTCACGTTATTGAATCTCACGCAGATGCTCAAATTGGCAATTTAAAAATTACCCCAGAGTATTTCAATACTGTTTATAAATGGATAAATTCTTTTATACTAAAAACACCAAAGGGATACAGCACACTATTTGTTCACCCAATAAACAGAATTGATTTGCCATTTTACAGTTTTTCTGGACTTGTAGATACAGACAAATTTCCAGTGGAAGTAAACTTTCCATTTCTAATTAAGAAAGATTTTGTTGGTATTATTCCAGCAGGAACACCAATTGCTCAAGCCATACCAGTTAAAAGAGAAAGCTGGTCTTCAAGTGTAGAAGATTCTTTAAGCTATCAACTTCCAGCTTTTACGCATACGATGCACAATCCTCCTTTTGGCTATTACAAGAAACATTTTTGGACAAGAAAGAAATATTCCTAATGGCAAAAAATAAAAAAAGAATTTGTGGAGAATGTCCAGAATGCAAGCTAGGGCCAAAGACCTTTTGTTTTTGGCAAATAGATCAGGCTGTTCCAGAACACTTTAAGCCGTCGCTTATTAAAGCTTTTATTTCTCTAGAAGACGTAGATGGTTTTGGATATTTACAAGCAAACGAAATGGATGATACTTTATTTGACTCAGAATTTCTATCTTGGTTTTTATCTTTTTGCGTAGGAAACAAATTTAATGTTTACTGGAAAACAAAAAACATTCCATTTTGCCTAGGAAGTACAGAGTTTATAGAAGCTCTACTAAAGTCCCGTCAAGAAAAGACCAATTAAAATGAAACACCCTCTAAGTTTTTTCTTAAGAAAAAGAAGCAATATTGTTAAAACCATAGAAATGTCCGATATGGAACAGTACGACAGGCTAGACTATTTTGAGGGAGTTTATACAATAAGAAACGTTGTTGCTGAAACAAGTGATGACCTTTTTTATTTTATGCCAGATATAAACATGATTTCTGGGTATATAGACTCAAGCTCCAAAAAAACTTTAAATATCTTAAGCAATAAAAACAAGCTAGTTATATCTATGGTAAATAGTTTTTATCATTCATTGTTAGACAATATATCAGAAGTAATCTATGCAATAGAGTCATATCCAAAACATGAACTAATTATTGACGTTAGCGAAACGAATGAATCACTTAAACAAGACCCCGCCCAAGGCTTTATGTATCATAACGTATTTCTATATTTTTTAGAAACCTTAAAGATAAAAAAAATAAAATATAGAATTGTTAGTTTAAAAAAACATGACATTATTTATATGAATAATTTTAGGGTAGTAAAATACGATCTTGAGTCAATTAGAAAAGCAAGCCTAGTTTATGACTTCTTTAAAATTAGACTTTCTAACCCAAAAGCTAAGCCTACCAGAAAAGTTTTTATTAGTAGATCTTTAACAACTGGAAGAGACTATGACGCACCAACATTATCTTATTCTAACGACGATAGAATGGATGATCACGAAAAACTAGACAATCTGTTTGCGTCCATGGGTTACGAAATTGTTAAAACAGAAGAGCTTGAATCTTTTCAAGAACAGCTAGATCTTTTTTATGAAACAAAAGTTTTGGCGTCAATAACTGGATCAGGTTTAGCTAATGCAGCTTTTATGCAACCAGGACAGACACTTATTGAAATTATTACGCCACTCGTAGTTCCAGTTGGAGTTCCTGGACGTCCAAAAGATATAACAGATCCCTATTACACACAAGAGCTTCATAATTTTTACAAAAATTTAGCATTTTACAAAGATCACACTTATTTTGGAATTCATAATAATGAAAGAAGTTTTGAGGTTTTGAACGACAAAATTGAAAAAGATCACAGAATTAAAACATTTTTGGATAGGTCAGATGAATAATGCTTTTATCTTTGACCTAGACGGTGTTCTGATAGACAGTAAAGAGATTCACTTTGATGCCCTGAATCTTGCCCTATCTGAAATAGATAGCTCTTATGCAATATCTAAAAAAGAGCAGGCTTTGACCTATGAGGGGCTTAGCACAAAGGCAAAGCTAGACATTCTTTCATACTCTAAGGGTTTGCCAAAAGAATTTCATAATGTTATATGGGAAAAGAAACAAATCTATTCATCAAGAATGTTTCAGGTATTTGATAAAGATCAAGGGCTAATAAATTTATTTAAACTTATAAAGTCATTTAGCATAAAGATTGGTGTTGCAAGTAATGCCATAAGAGAGACAGTTGTTGGATCTTTAAAAAGTTTAGGGGTCTATGAATTTGTAGACTATGCCCTCAGCAACGAAGATGTTTCTAATCCAAAACCAAATCCAGAAATTTATAAAACAATGATGTCTTTGCTAGGATCTTCTGCAGAAACAACTATAATCTTTGAAGACAGCGAAATCGGCCAGGCAGCAGCAAAAGCATCTTTGGCAAAGCTGTTTCCAGTAACAGAAAGAAAAGACATTTCGCTATCCTATATATCCAAAGCTATAGAGTTTTTGACACCTAACAGTTTTCCAAATATATTAATACCAATGGCAGGAAACGGCTCTAGATTTTTTAATGCTGGATATAAAGACCCAAAACCATTAATTGATGTTGATGGAAAGCCAATGATTCAAAGGGTGGTTGAAAACATTGAGATCCCTGGAAACTATATTTTTATTGTTCAGGCTGAGCATTATAAAAGATACAACCTTGAAGTTGTTCTTACAAGACTTGTTCCAGGATGTAAAATCATACAGGTAGACGGAGTAACTGACGGGGCAGCTAGAACAGCCTTGCTGTCAAAACAGTATATAGACAACCAGAGACCACTAATAATTGCAAACTCTGATCAGCTTTTAGATTGGGATAGTTCAGAGTTTATGTCTCAATTACTTGAGATGGGGTCTGATGGAAATATGGCTCTATTTCTAGCTAATGAAGAAAAGTGGTCTTATGCAAAAATTAAAAATAATAGGATTGTAGAGGTAGCAGAAAAAGTAGTTATAAGCAATAATGCCAGCACGGGGATCTACGGATGGACAAAAGGCTCTGACTACGTAAAGTATGCAGAACAGATGATTAATAAAAATATCAGGGTAAACAATGAATTCTATATCTGTCCAGTGTACAACGAAGCAATTCAAGATAATAAAAGAATCTTGCCCATATTTGTAGATGCTATGTATGGTCTAGGAACCCCAGAAGATTTAGAAAAATTTTTGACACAGCCATCTAACGATGTCTTGTAAAAAATAACAAACATGCTGGTATAATTAAACTAAAGATGGCACAACGGCCCTTTAGTTTTATAGGAAGGTAGGCTAGCGAAAACATCATGGTTTGCGATAGACTAGAAAAAGTAAATGAGATTCACAACATAAACCTGCACACCCTGGGATCGTTTTGTGATTTTGAACCAGGTTATTCCCCAGAAGGCCCTAGCTCTATAAACTTTTTAGAAGACAATAAAACATATGTAATAATGGACTCTAAGTCAAACTATCATCATTTTCTTATAAACCTTATGATGCCAGCCCTTATGGTGCTAGAAGAAGTAAGCCACGAAGGACTTCATTTTGTTTTATGCAATCTTAACTTGAGATCTGGAGAAGAAAATTTTGACAACTTGCTGATAGAACTTTTAGAAGAACGTGGTATTAGCTATACGCAACTAAACAACTCTGAATTTACATACCTAAATGCAAAAAACTTTATTCCAATAAATGGTGCAGACCTTAATACTGGTGTTCCACTTTTATATAATTATCTTTTAAATAAGTATAATATGGTTACAGAAACACCAAATAAAAAAATATATATTAGTAGGAAGAATTATTCAAGTCACGATATAAGAGTTGACAATGAAGAAATCTTAGAAAATTATTTTATAGAAAAAGGATTTCAAATAGTCTATCCAGAAGATATACCTACATTTAAAGAACAGTTTGAGCTTTTTAATTCTTGCTCAACTTTGGCAGCGCTAAGTGGTTCTGGGCTAACAAGTTTGATTTTTTTGCAAGAAAATCAAAAAGTCGTTGAAATATTGACAGAGGTAATGGTTGGCTTTACTATGTCTGATCATGAAACCAAAAATATTATTTATGGCATTCACGATCACTATAGGGAAATGGCACTTTTAAAAAATCACACATATCTTGTTGTCTTAAACTCAGAAAAACAAGCAGAACTGGTTAAAGCCAAGCTTGATAATATAGAGCTTTAGTTAAAATAAAATTGTTAATGCTATAATTAAAATATGTTAAAGATAGCTCACAGAGGAAACCTTAAAGGCCCATCGCCAAGAGAAAACCACCCACTCTATATTGAAGAAGCAATCTATGCAGGCTTTGACGTAGAGGTTGATATTCGTTTAATAGATAATCAACTTTGGCTAGGACATGATGAGCCTCAATATTTCACATCTAAAACCTTTCTTGATAGATATAAAGACAGTCTTTGGATTCATTGCAAAAATCTAGCGGCACTGGAATACTTCGTCAATCTCAAAGAAAACTACAAATACTTCTGGCATGAAGAAGATAGCTACACCCTAACAAGCAATGGTTTAATCTGGACCTATCCAGGAAAGCCAATTACTGATAAGTCTATTCTTGTTCTCAAGGATCAAGAAGCGGTACCATCTCCCTGCGTTGCTTTTGGCATATGCAGTGACTACGTAAAAACTATACAAGATTAACTTATAGACACCTGGATTTTTTTGAGGTATAATATAATTATGAGAATTATTAAAATAGTAAAATCCTTAATATGCCAACTAAAAGGACACGAGCTTACTGTAGCTCAATGCCCAGTAACAAGGTTTAAGTCTAAAACCTGTAACGTTTGTCAAATAAAATTTGGCCCAGAACATAAAGGAGCAAGCTTTTCATAACAGGCAAAAGCTGTTTAGAATAAAATGACTACAAATAACAAATATGACTTTTTTCACATTCATGACAAAACAAGTTTCGCCGTTCACATAAATGAAAAAGTATTGTTTTCGGAAGATTGTTTCAATAAAGAAGTCACACTTATGAATTCCTATTTTGACACCAAGGTCCCAGACATTGTAGACGAAAAAGCTGTTGTAGAAGTAATAAACGATAACTTTAAGGGGTTAATTCAAATCCCAAATAGTTATTTTCATTATTTTCCAGATTTTATTGGAAACATTTTTGTTTTTTTAGAAAACTGTATAAAAAGCAATATTAAAAAAGTAGAGCTTGTTTTATTAGAGCTTGAAGAAAAGCAGCCAACCGTTAAAGAGTTTGAGTCATTTTTAAATTACTGCTTAGACACCTTTAGAGATAAAATAGAAATCTCTTATGTGACTATAAATCAAGCTAACAAAGCAAATAATTTATTTGAAACTTATATTAGAGTTAACAACTCAACGGTAATTGATCAACATGATATTGGAATTTCTCTAGATTTTATATACGAAAGTGCAAAAGGTTTTGCTGGCTTGTCAGAAGACTCTGTTCCAAACAAAAAAGTTTTCTTATCTAGAAAAAAGGATGTTCACAAAGATAGCACAGACACTAGGCACACTTATGAAGAGGATGCAGAAAAGTTTTTTGAGTCTATAGGATTTGAAGTGGTCAATGGCGAGTCTTTTGGCAGCCTTAAGAAACAAATAGAGTTTTTTGACCAAGTCAGTGTTTTTGCTGGGTATGCTGGATCAGGTCTAACAAGCTCAATGTTTATGAAACCAGGTCAAACTTTGATAGAAATAGTTTGTCCAATAAAATTTGGAGTATGTGGAAATGATGGCGGAGACGAGTGGGAGATTCACAACTTTTACAAAACCTTCTCAGTACTAAAAAACCATACATATATAGCTATTCCAAACGTGGACAGAAGCAAAGAAAGCTTTTTAAGAGATCTTAAAAAAGTATCAAAGATGCTATAATGGCCAGGGTATAAATAAGACTTTTAACCACAATTTATGAAAGTATGGTAAAATATAGCTATGGCATTTCCAGGAACATATAATTTTAGATATTACAAGGGTGATACCTTTGAGTTTATCATCCGCCCAAAAGATGGTAGTGGAAACGCTTTTCCATTAGACACCTATCTTGATAGCGCAACCTTTACAATAGCCAATCAGCGTGGGGCAGGTGGACTACGTTATGCAGGCTTGGCAGTAGTTGATACAGCAAATGACATTATCACTTGTACGATTACACCAACAGTTGGTGAAGATCTTACCCCAGGTGTAACATGGTATTATGATATTGAAGTTAGAGACGCCTTTACAGTTTATACTTTTCTAACTGGAACAATTACTGTAGAAAATGATGTTACTCAGACTTCTGACATAGCAGGGTCATAATGCCAGACTACCTATTTCAAAATGAAGATTTAGATATTTTTGGTGGTCCAACAAGCCTTGACGTATCTTTAGATTTTGGCAGGACTGGAGAAAGAGGCACCAGAACTTGGGTAGGAAATGGTGATGCATCAGTAGCTCTAGCTTCTCAAGATGTTAACCTTTATGATCTTTATATTGACTCAGGATCTTCAGATGGTTGGCTATATCAATATATACCAGAAATTGGTGGACCAGCATGGGCTCAAGTTTTAAGACTTAATCAACAGCAAGACTCAAGAATTACTAGTAAAACTTTTACTACTGGTCAGACAACTTTAAGCATTCCAACTTCAGAAATAACTACTGACACAACGCTAACTGCTGGTCAATTTATTATTAGGTATAATATTGAAAATGATTATCCAATTGCCTCTTCTTTTACATACAGCATTGCAACAGTTTCTTCTGTAAAATATATTCAAATTATTATTAAGGCTGCTGAGTGGGACGGCACTAACTGGACTAACCTGAGTGGCCCTCACAATATTCATACTTTTATATCATATGAGAGTACCCTACAAGAAGAAGAGTCATAATGCCAGAAGATATAGTTTCAGGTGCTAACACCTCATATAACACGAAGATACCAGCTATAACTGATACAGCAAATATTCAAACAGCCCTTAGACTTTATCATTATGGTGATGGAATTGATTCAACAAAATCAATAGTTAATCATTTAACAAATTTACAAAATCAAATTACTAATATTGCAAGTCCAGTTCCTTTGGCGCTATGGGCAGCAAGAGGTGCTTTGGTTTCTTCTACAGCAGCAGAAACATTATCAACAATTTCTTTAGGAACTTCTGGACAGGTTTTAACAGCACTTTCTGGAGGTGGTGGAACTGGTATGGGTTGGCAGACTCCAGAGGTAACACTTATTAACTCAGTAGCTTTATCAAATAAAACATTAACAAATGCCCTTATTTCAAATGCTGGTATTAAATTTGCTGCTCCTCCTGGAAATGCTTTTACAATTAACTTAGCCCCCAACACTCCAACAGCAGATAGGTCTATAACGCTTCCAGACGCCAATACAGAGCTTGTTGGAACTAATACCACACAAACACTCACAAATAAAAGTATAGACGTTGCTCAGCTGTCTTCTACGACTGAGACAGCCTCTACTGCAAGAACTACTCTTCAAATCTTTAATTCTCAAACTGCTGCAACTGGTGGAGACGACAGAACACCATACTCAGGCAAAATTTACGTTGCTGACCCAGCAATTGTAGGATCTGCTGGTGCTAACATTGATGGAGCAGCCACAGGCGATCTTTGGTTTTGGTGATGACTTATGAACTTTTTAAGTTATCCAAATTGTTTAAAAATAGAACTGTGGTGACTAACTAATGCCAGAAGCACTAACCAATGATGTTAGAAACCGAGCTAAATTAATACTAAACGTTAATAGCGTATCAACCAGTAGTGTCACTTGGTCAGCAACCGTTACTGACGGTAATTCAAGCTATGGTGGTTATGGTTTTTCTGGTGCCACATTAACAGTAAACGTTAATGGTGTAAGTCAACTAAGTGACCACAGTAACAAGTCTTATGACTTTGGTGGAACCACTGGTAGCAATACTATTGTTTCTAACGCATTTTTTCCAAAATCTGGTGTAACATTTTCAAATACAACAGGTGGACTTGCGGCTGGAAGCACTTATAACATAAATGCGACTTTTTCGACCACTGGAAACGTTGGAAGCGCAACTGTTTCATTTAGCTTTACTACATCAGCGCCAGCAGCAACGCCAGCTCCATCGTTTTTAGATCAAGCCATTACAACAACTTGGATAAAAACAATAAATTTTAGCACTGCTACAGACAGAACGGTTGCTGCCTCTAACGCAAGCGGCTATTCTATCGTAGCTTCTGGAACTGGTTTAAGCCCAACCGCCTGGCTAACAATAAATAGTTCTGGTCAGCTAAGCGGAGTGCCAGAAGCAGTTGGTGTTTATACTTTTAAAGTGAGTGCAACTGGCGGTGGAGGAACGACCCTCAGCTCAGAAATAACCTTAACTGTTAATCCACCAGGGAATAGGTCCAATGGTACAAACATGGCAACTGATCTGGTTATTGGAAAAAGATATAGTGGAACTCAGTGGGTAAATATTAGCACTTTTAAAAGATACAATGGAACAGCCTGGGTAGACATAGTAAATTAACACCCAACCTACTTATTATGATATAATTAAATCACTATGGCAGATATCACTACAAACCACTCTTTCCCGTTCCCAGAACCAGCTGATGTAGTTGACGTTACTGGCGATATTCAGGCATTGGCTGAATCAATAGATAGTTCACTTAGTGAAATAGTTCAAGATGTTGTTGGCGCCATGGTGACTAGCAATACTGAAACTGGTATTGCAGTAACCTACAATGACTCAACTGGAAAATTAAATTTTAATGTTACTTATGACCCATTACCCAGTCAAACAGGAAATACTGGAAAGTATTTAACTACTAATGGAACAGCTACAAGCTGGGCAGCTCTTGCAGCTATAGGTGTATCTTATCTAGACTTAACAAATGTTCCAGCTACCTTTGCACCAACTGCCCACAAAACCTCACATGAATTTGGTGGAACAGATGCAATTACAATTGCTCAGTCTCAAGTTACTAATCTTACAACTGACTTATCTGGAAAAGCATCCTCTACACACACTCATCCACAATCAGATGTTACAGATCTAACTACTGACTTAGCACTAAAAGCACCAATTGCTTCTCCAACTTTTACTGGCACTGTAACTGGAACTCCAGCTGACGGTACGACAACATCAGCAGCAACTGGACTTGGCTATATGGGTATTCCGCAAAGCTCCGCTGCTGGAACTACTGGCTCATACACAATCACAGCAGCTGATGCTGGTGAACATATTTATGCTTCTGCTACTAGAACCGTTACAATTCCCGCTAATGGAACTGTAGCATTGCCAATTGGAACAACAATTGCTTTTATTGCTGGTACTGGTGCAACCTTGACTATTGCAATAAATACAGACACTTTACTCATAGCTGGTTCAGGAGCTGGCGGAGCTGGAACATCTAGGACCCTAGCTCCTCACGGTATAGCAACAGCTATAAAAGTAACATCAACTCTTTGGTACATTTCGGGTAATGGAATAAGTTAATGTCTGGTGTTTTGAGCGCTTTGCTGAGCACTGGGATTAAATTTAATGCTGAATATTTAGTCATTGCAGGTGGTGGTGGTGGTGGTACTGCTGTTGGAGCCTATACCAACACTGGAACTGGTGGTGGTGGTGCTGGTGGTTATCTAACAGCTTCTGGTTATGCCATTGAGGGAAGCAAGTCCTATATCGTAACAGTTGGTGCCGCTGGCCCCGCAGCTCCAGGTGGTGATTCAATATTTGATTCCATTACTGCTATTGGTGGTGGAGCAGGTGGAGTCCCCAGCTCTGCTAACGGAACATCTGGTGGATCTGGTGGTGGTGCAGGGTATCCAGCAGCTGGTGGTGCTAGTACTGGAGGTTCTGGTACAGCTGGACAAGGTACTGCTGGAGGAAATGCTAACGGTGGTGGAGCTTCTGGTGGTGGTGGTGGTGCTGGAGGAGTTGGTGGAGCTGGCGTAGGAACAACCGCTGGTGCTGGAGGTATAGGTCTTGCTAGCTCAATTACTGGAACTTCCGTTACAAGAGGAGTTGGTGGAGCAGGAAACTATTCAGCCTCTGCTGTGGGAGGCGGTGCTACTGGAGCTGAAAACACTGGAAATGGTGGCCAAGGTGGTGTAAACAATAGGGCTAGCTCTGGCTATGGTGGATCTGGCGTTGTAATACTTAGATATCCAAATACAATACCAAATATGATACTTGGTTCTGGACTAACTCTTAGCCAAGATGACGATGAAGATATTGATGGTTCTGGAAATAGAGAACCTCCAACTTTTACTACATCAGGCTTCAAGGTTTATGTTTTGATATCTGGCACAGGAAATGTCAGCTTTTAGTAGATAGGAAAACAAATGGCACATTACGCATTTTTAGATGAAAACAATGTAGTAACCGAGGTTATTACTGGCATTCATGAGACTGAACTCATTGAAGGTTTAGATACTGAAACTTGGTACGGAAACTTCAGGGGTCAGGTTTGCAAGCGCACTTCTTACAACAACAACATTAGAAAACACTATGCAGGTATTGGTTATACATATGATGAAGAGCGAGATGCTTTTATAGCGCCTAAGCTTTTTGAGTCTTGGTTACTTAACGAAGAAACTTGTATTTGGGAACCTCCAACGGCTTATCCTGATGACGGAAAAAATTATGATTGGGACGAAGAAACTATTTCTTGGGTAGAAGTCCTTTAGTTTTTCTTATATATGGTAAAATAAGGTAGGAGAAGAATGTCTATTAATACTACCCTTTCTAACTTGTATGTTGAAAAAGTTAGTTCTGAGCACCCACTAGCTTTGTGGATGCTTAATGAACAAGTTGACTATGTTTCTCAGATTACTGATGCTCAAAGAAATTTTTATGATTCAGACAATTGGGACATTGTTGATGGCACTGTTGTTGATGCCTCTGCAATTTCTGGGGCACCAAGCGTTCCAATTATAGACTCATCAATTTCTAAAATTGCTGGCAGCATACCAGCAACTTCAACCCAAGACATTATTCTTACAAGTAGTTTTAGCATACCAGAGGCCAACTTAGTTCAAGAGTTATCTAATATTGGCTTAGGGTTTTATCTTTACATTGATACTGCCCTGGCAAATTCTGTATCTTTTGGATATTCCTATATTAATAGTTCTTCAGTAGCAGAAGAAAGCCTTAGTACCGTATTGCTAACAAATAGTGATAGGCTTAAGTGGAAGTTTTTTTCTAATACACTTGAACTACCAGCAGTTGGTGCAACAGATATAAAAATTATTGTTAAAATTAATATAGATACTGGCGGTGGCTCAGAAGATTATAACTTTTATATTAGTGGCTTATCCTTGGGACAATGGTCAGAAGATTTTAATAAGTATTCTTATGGCGTAAACCCAACAAGCATTCCATCAGACATAAACTTGCCTACAGCAGCAAACTTTAAAGCATTGCCAGCATATCCATATGGAACCTCTGATAACAGTGGATATTATCTTTCTCAGGGCTATAGCCTATCTTGCAAAAACTTTGGTATACCTATGGTATATGGATCTTATAATATTACAAAACTATATCCAAATGTTTATAATCAAATTACATACCCATCTTTAATTTTTCCAGGTAGTGGATTTTTAAACGAACGTGGAAGATATAATGAGTATACTGTTGAAATGTGGATAAAGATAAATGCTTCTGCTACTACACCAAGAAAAATATTTGGACCAATCGCAAGTACTGACGGATTATATGCAGATCATGCACACTTAAGCTTTAAGCTTGGAAGTCAGGTTAAGTCTCATTTTGTTGGTGAATGGTTTAGACCAATGCTAGTACATATCAGACTTTTAAAAAATTCTTTAATTGTAGTTCTTAATGGAGAAGAAGTTATTAGTTTAACTTTTGAACAGGACACAATTTCACTAGCGTCAGAATTTGTAGACGGAAAAGGCCAGGACTGGCTAGGATTTTATTCTTATGAAGATGTTGACCCAGTAGATTTAGATACATTTTCAATATACTCATATGCTATGCCAACACAAGTTGCTAAGCGTCATTGGGTTTGGGGTCAAGCAGTTATAGCACCAGAACAAACTAATTCAGCTATCAACTCTATCACTGCATTTAATGATTATGCTTTTGCTAATTATACAGCTAACTATAACTACCCTGACTTTGCAAACTGGAAGCAGGCATTCTTTAGTAACGTAGAGGCTGGATCAAAGATTCTTAGTTTGCCAGATTATCAATTGCCTGAATTTTCAATAGGAACAAATACAGTAAACGACCTATATGAAGCTATCTCAGAAATAACAGCAACAGGTGGAGACACTGACGATGCTGCAGGAATAAAGTATCTAACATTAAAACCAAACGCAAACTCTGAATGGAGTTCAGAATCACACTTTCTTTATTTTGATAAGCTTGGACTATTAAATGAACCAGTTGAAACAGTTTATGGTATTTTTAAAACTAGCGGTACAGAGGCCAATTCCCCACTTTTTAAAGTTACAAATAAACTTAACAATGACTTTTTCCTGGTGTCTATAAATGGAACTACTGTAACATACTCAGTTACTATCTCTGGCACAACAACAACAATAGCAACAAAAACCATAGAGGTTGGAAAAAAGTTTGCAGCAGGATTTAATGTTCAAAATCTTATATCTTCTCAAACTGTAGACTTTGGCAGATTTTTTGCAGATACCTCAAGCCTTGATATCTTTTTAGCTGGAGATGGCTCAAAAAAGTTTTCTGGAAGAGTCTACAAGTTTGGCTTTAATGCAGCATACAACAATCGAAAAATATCATCCTTGTATGATCAATTTGGAATTTTAAGTTCAACAATTCCAAACTCTAATACGTTATTTTCTCATACAGCCAACTACACCTTAACAACCATTAATGAATATGGACTGCTGTTTCCAGATATTGCGGTAGCTGGATACTGGGAAGACTATATACCTCTATCATATTTTAGCAAGGGTATCATAGACTATGATGGAAACCAAAACTATGAATTAGATTTTATTCAATTAAACCTAGACTTTCCAGAACCACCAGCAAAGCAATCAACCCAGACAACTTCTGCTTGGACATATCAAGACTTAAAGGATGAATATTGGGTACCAGAATTATTAACGTATGGAGATTTAGAAAACTCATATTATACTGGTTGGGAAAACTATGAAGACATGTCTGGTAATACAATTATTACAAATTTTTACAATACAGATGAAGATATAGTCAAAAGCTATGTTTCATTTCAAAAAATTAGTGATGGAGCAAATAAGAATCTTATAGAGTTTACCAACTACTACAAACCCCTGATTTCTGGAATCCTTGATCCAGATAACATTAATTCTTTAGATTGGAAAGATACAGCGTATCAAGTTACCAATGGAACAATAATTTATCCACCAAAAGAAAAATACTCTGGATCTAAAATAAACTTTAGCGACTACGCAATTGTTTGTCATTTAGAGTTTATATCAAATGGGATTCTTCATAGTCCAGTTAGACTTAGGGATCTTCAGCTTGCATCACAAGTGCTTGAAAGAACAACGTTTACTTCTGTAGGGTCTAAGCTTGGTGTCCCAGTTTACTATTATTCAAGGTCTGGACTATATTTTGATTTAAAGGGTAAAAATCCAATAACAACTTATAAAAAAAGCACCCCACATCTATATCTTAATAGACAAAGTGGTTGGAGTGTTAAAGGAGATTTTAGTCCAACAACAGATCGTGGTTTATCAATAGTAGTAAATGAATCTAGATCACAAGGATTAGAGGTAGCTCTTGTTCAGATGTGGGTTAGATTTTATCAAAATACATTTCCAACTGGAGCTATCATGATTTTTTCTATTAGTCATAAAGATGGCATAATTGACTTTTTTCTTGAAGCTGACTCAACTCAAAAAAGAGGTTTTGTTTTTGGGGTAAACAGAGAGTCACTAGAAATAATTGACACGTTAGAATATTCTATAAATGGAAATTCAGTAAATACCCCATTTTTAATTAATGAAGAATGGACAGCCCTAAGCATTAAGTTCCCAGACCTTCTTAGTTTTGACGAGGTGTCTGGAACAATTAATCTTAACGGACCACTTATGTACAACAATATATCTTATAAATTAGCTACAAACATTGAAAAATCCGAATCTATAGAAACAAGAACCTGGTTAACAGTTGAAGATCTAGATGATAATGGTACAGATAATACCTGGGGATATATAGCAGCTACTTGGAAATTACCAGAAATAGCTAGTTGGCAAGATGTCCAAATTATTTCTCAAAGCCAAGAGCTCAACATTGATCTAGAAGCTATTTATGGAGATTACGTAGGATCTAATAGGATTGTTGTTGATGACAACACTGGATTATTGGTTAATCCAGAAAAAATTACAGCTTATAAAGAAATTTCTTGGGAAAGCACTATCAAAACACCAGCTTAATATGGTATACTGTTGGTTATGGAAAACGATATTTTATCACAAGTTAGTAATGTCCGTAGAAAAGTAATTGAGACTGACGTTGAGTGGGGTCTTTATGTCTATAAAAAAGCAGATGGCAAGTACTTTACAGATGGAAACGGAAACGTTTTAAACATCCCCTCAATGAAGGGCGATCTTTCAAAAATGTCAGAGTTGTTTAATGCAGCTAAATACCATGGCGATTCAGGCGATGGGGAAGCAAAGTTTGTTCCTGGACTAACCAGGGTATCTGACGAGACACATTCGGAACAAGTAGATCGTATGAAACAAGGATATATCCCATCTATGACTGACTACGGAGCCTGGGCAGATGCTCAAAAGACTGTTGACGTTTATGGACAAGAAGCATTGGAAGTAGATTAATGGAACAGAACGAATATTATATTGGGGCATCTCTTAATACTGAAGAGGAAGCCGTTAATCAATTTAAAGAGCAAGACCCATTTAACAAAAACTGGGAATCTTTAAAGTCTTATGACGGACTAGAGAAAAACTTTAAGCGTAGAACAGAAAGACTTATAAAGGTTCAGTATGACTACGCTACTCCAAACAATGCAGACCCAGCTTCAGATTCATATCTTACAGCTGCTTCATCAAGACCAGCTGGTATAGATGGTTCTGAAAGCAAGCAGATTAATCCTGGGTCTGTCTATAGAAATGGTTATGGACTGTTTGACGTAATTACCCCACCATATAACATGTATGAGCTAGCAAACTACTACGACTCCTCATTTGCAAACCACGCAGCTATTGATGCAAAGGTTGCTAATATTGTTGGTCTTGGATATTCCTTCCACGTTACAGACCGTACAACACTAAGGCTTGAGTCAAGAGAAGAAGACAGCACTGCAGTTGAAAAAGCTCGCAAAAGAATTGAAAGAATGAAGATTGAGCTAGCTGACTGGCTAGAGTCTATGAACGACGATGACTCATTTACTACTACAATGAAGAAGGTTTTGATTGACTACGAGTCAACTGGAAATGGCTACCTTGAAATTGGAAGAACTGCTTTAGGACAGATTGGATATGTTGGTCACGTTCCAGCAACTACTATTCGTGTTCGCAGACTTCGTGATGGATACCTTCAGATTATTGGAAACAAGGTTGTTTACTTTAGAAACTTTGGGGCAAACAATCCAAACCCTGTAACAGGAGACCCAAGACCAAACGAACTTATTCACTACAAGTCCTACTCTCCTCTTAATACCTTCTATGGCATTCCTGATATTCTTTCTGCTGTAAGCTCTCTTGTTGGAGATTCACTTGCTGCACAATACAACATTGACTACTTCCAGAACAAGGCAGTGCCACGTTACATTATTACTCTTAAGGGTGCAAAGCTTTCTGCTGAT